AAACTAAGACCAGAAATAAGAACATAATCACCAGTAGATAATCCGTGTGCTGTAGCTGTATCAATCGTTACTACATTGCTAGATAATACAGCACTATTAATTACTACACCAGCTCCAACTACTGAACTAATCGTTACCAAACCTTTATGATAAATATTATCTGCTTCAATGCTAAACTGAAAGTCTTGAGTACTGGTTTGTAAAATCCATTTTACTCTTAATTCTGTATTACCAGTTTCTGCAAAAGTAGAAGCATATTTAAAGTTTCTTTGAACACCGCCTCTTGTATCTCCTATTACTACATAGTCTAACCAGCTACCTCCATCTATACGTCTTTGTATAACAACAGACGCTTCCCAGTTTCCATCTGTTTCAAAAGACCAGTTAGAAAAACTAACGTCTAATGGTTCACTAGCAGCATCTTCGCCATTAGCAGTTCTTGTATCAGCTATTTCTTTTTTATCTGCTGCACGAATATGATCGATAGCCCAAAAAGAACCTTCGTGTCTCTTCTCAAATATTGCTGAACTAGCTGTTAATGTGGTTGTTCCTGAGTAAATATTTGGGCTAGGTAAAGATGGGTCAATAGTTGTAGATGTAATATTTACTTCCTGCAATGGAGGGTAAATATAAGAAATTGGTTCAATAGAAAACGTAGGAGTAATGGTTGTTCTTTTTAAAACTTGAGTTTCTTTTGTAGGACAAGTAAGAATTAATGTGTCATACTTACGGTTAAACTGAACTTGCCGTAGTTCCGTAGTAGTATAAGCAGGTACGGTTCCTATTACATCAACAGAAAAATTAGTTCCAGTTGCATCTTCATAATGAACTTTAGCGTAACTTGTACCTAGCTCTATAACAAAACGAATGTCGCTAGAAAAATCAAACTCAATCATACGAGCTGGGTTAGTGCCATCTGGTGTATTTCCAGAACCCGCAAATTGCACAAACTCTGTACCAGACCGACGTTCTACACCACCCTGTGGCAATACAATAAAGTTATCAAGATCACGACAACCATTTTTGTAAACTTCTATGTCGCTACGACCATCCATCTTCCGAGATATTTCACCCGCATTAAACGCCTGTGTGTAATTAATAGCCATTAGAATCTAGTATCTTGGTGGAACCGTGAAAGTAAAAAGTCGCTTTCTTCCATTTCCCAATACTTGTTTTCTAATGTATCAACGCTTCGGGCTTGTGGAAGTATTACGTTGTTGTATTCTGAAATCAAATTGTTTTGCATTACTTGGTCTAGCTGCATAGGAACCGATAACTTAATAGCTAGGTTTTGTATTACAGCTTGCGTTAGGAATGCGTCTAGTGTGTTTACATCCTCAACTAAGGATACATAACACAAGTAAACTGTTTTATAGTTACAAAGGATTGTACGTCCTTCTACCACCCATTCTGTGCGATCATCGTAGGCTTCCTTATCGTCGTATACATTAACAACCCGAACGCAGTCGTTGGGTAGTTGGTATTTGTATTCCCACTTAAATGCAGGTACTTCCGTTAGTCTAGTAAGTTCCGCTCGTTTTAATGCACTATTCCATCGATAGGTTCTTAGTACTTCTTCTAGTGCTTGGTTAAAAAAGATATTACAGAGCTTTGCACTCTGCACAACCGCTTCTTGGTCATTCTGATTGATGTCAAGGGAGGCAATGGTGTCTGCTCCAATCTTAAGCAGAGCGTGATTACATATTTCAATCTTCGTCATATTACCTCCAAAATATAAAATGGGGGACTTACACTAGCGGAGAAGGTCGCCAGTAGCCCCCAAGTTTAATTAGTCGATTGTTTCATCGCAACCGATTTGAACAACCTTTTCTTCTTCCATACGAACAGAACCGCAACGCATTGCAGAGTAAGCATAGTAGTTGAATCGTTTGTCAGCACGTTTTGCAACGTCAGTCTCGATGTTCATTCCAATACCTGTGCGGATACCAGACTTAACCCAAGCAAAACACGCACGGATTGTATCTCCGTTCGGGTCAGCATCAGGAACATCATTAGTCCAGTTAGTATATGCAACTTCCCCGCTAGTAGTGTTAGCGAAAGGAATCAGGTTAGAAACAACAATATTGAATCCGTAGAAGGTATCAATAGAACCAGAAACCAACGCTTTAACATTCATAAAGTCGGTTGAGGTTGCTTTTTGATCTCCTAGCAAGTCTTCAATCTGTGCAGGTGTAACAGCCAAGTACGCTGTGTTTAATGGGTCGTCTAAGTCAACGCCAGCCTTTTGCAAGATAGCACGGGCTTCACGAATCTTATCGATTGTCAAACCTTGATTGTTGTTAAGAATTTTTTGACCCGCTCCAAGTACCGCAGGAGTACCAGCACCAGCTTTACCTGTAGGAGCGTCAGCAAATACACCAGTAAGAAACTCGATGTCTTTCTTCCGCATCAAAGCAGAAACTTGACGCTGCACATATTCAGACTCAGGGTTGATAAGTGTTTGAACCTTGTCGAAACGGTCAAGCAACAAACCAACTTCGTAGCTATTCAAGTTTAGCTTACGACGTAAGTGTGAAATAGTATTGCTAGGTGAATCAACCCCACCATTTGCAGTTCCTCCTGAATCTGTTATAACAGTAGCAGTTACAGAACCCAACTGATCGTAGTATGCGTCTTCACCAACAACAGTGTCTTCAAGAGACATACCAGTAAACTTACCGCCTTTTGTTTCAGCAACAAGATCAAGAGTCTTGCCATACTGATTAACAAACGCAGTATCAATTCCATTCAAAAAAGCCATTATAATCTCCTTATTTTAAATTTAGGCTCAATTAATTAATAATACACTAATCGGCTCTGATTATCTCACAAGGAGGTCTTGCCTACCATTTAACGTCTGGTTGGACGGCAACTTGGGTGGGTCTTGCGATTGTCCACCCTTTGTTGCATATACCTATAACATATTATAATTTTATGTCAAGTCTTTTTAGCTTCTTTCTTTTAATCTAAATTGTTTCTCACTTAAAGAATTTCGTTTCTCTAATATGTGTGGAGGAATCTTCTCACCTTTTTTGAGGTATCCTTTAATCTCTTGCTCAACATCAAATATTTGATCTGAGATTCCAGCCATTGTACTTGTCTGATGATGCCCAATTTCAGGATCATCTTGGAAACGTGTAGCAATATTAGCAAGTGTGGTTGCAAGTGCAGGGTCACGCAGTAGTCCAGAGTCGATTGCAAACTGCAAGTTCTCGTCTGGCATCCCGTTGGCTTTAAGCATAGCAGTAATGCCATTCATCATACCATCGTAGCCATCACCCCACTCACCCCGAAGCTCTTTATCCATAGCTTCATCGGCTTCCTTCATTGCTGCATTAGATTCTTCGATCTCTTGAGCAACCATTCCAAGATACCAATCCACAAGTCCCTCAGCTTTTTCTGAACTAGCTCCCATTGCGTATGCTTGCTCTTTAAATCCCTCAACCGCTTTCTCAAAAAATGGAGCCGAATCCTCGCCAACAAGTTCCCGAAACTCGTCACCAACCGTAAAATCATATCCGTCAGTACTTTCAGGGCGACCAAGTTTACCATAAAACTCAGCCCACTCTTCTTCCGTAGCGTCAGGTTTAGGTATATCACCTTTTTTACCAGCGAAACTCTGAAGCTCCTTAATATACTTTCCAACTTCTGTAGCATCTTTGCCCTCCAAGTTTTTCCAAAAGCCAGCATCTTTTACTTCATCATCTTCGATCTGGCTTAACATAGACCCAACGAATGACTCTGGCTGTGTGTTGCTTTCCTCAACAGGTGTTTCCACTACTTCTTCTGTTGTTACTTCTTCCGTTGTTACTTCTTCACTCATAATCTTCCCTCTCTATTTCTTTCATATTGAGTTGTTTTTTAATAGATAGAATCACACTCCGTAGAGAGTTCATCTTAGATTCAATGATGGGGTCGTTGTACTCGGTGTAATCTTCCCACTTGCAAATCTGCACAAGAAACCTAGCTACTAAACAAGCATTATCATTTGATGGGTCAAAGACCTCAATGAACGCTCGTCTTGTTTCTTCTGATAAATCCTTCTCGCTGTCCCACGTAAAGTCGTAGGTCACTTTATCAATTATATCCATTAACCACCCATTGCTTGTTGTGTTAGTTCTCCAATTAACTCTGCCCCTGAACCCTCTTCGGGAGCCTTCTGAGTTTTGACGTATGCGTCACTCAAAGCCTGTGCATTAGCTCGTTCCTCCGCAGCAGCTTGTGCCTCAGCACGTTGCCCACGGATTTCTTCAACCTCTGCTTCTGATAGCTGTAGATCAATCGGAACCATATTAACTTCTTGAATAAACCTTGCAGTCTTATCTGCGTTTACATTGTCAAGAATCTCTGGTTTGTACTGTGCAATTTGCATCATCTGTTGCATAGCTGTCATTGTTCCAAACAACTCAATCTGCCGTGAAGCAATAGATGCTTTACCAACCAAGTCAAACTCAAGTGTTGCACCTGATAGCTCTTCTATTTCAAGCTCTTGGAACATACCTGCTCGTAGCATAATA